AGACTAGCACAGAGCCCACGCCTCCGGTAGCAGAAAGCCCTGTTACAGGAACGTCCGATGCCGCAGTAGCAGTAGCGGTGCCTCCCGCAGCCGTCCCCGCCACTCCCGTCACAGAGACAACCGCCAATGCAACAACGGCAACACTTCCAACACCGCCCGTAGCGGCGAGGCCCGTCACAGAAACATCCGCCTTAGCGACGACCGTTACAGAGCCCACGCCTCCGGTCGCTGCGAGACCCGTAACGGGGACATCTGCCTCGGCGACAACCGTTACAGAGCCTTCTGCTCCTGTTGCTCCGGGTAGACCTACGTCCTGACCCCACGCACCGCCGCCCCAGCTTTGGCTAGAAGAGTTCCAGCCTTTAAACCCAACGGTAACGGCAACCATTACGCTATCCTAATTATCGCGTTGCTTGCGTCTGCGGCGGGGAAAACAATAGTAAAATCTCCAGACGTGGCGGTCTTATCCCCTCCAAAATCTAAAACAACCACAGTAGGGTCGCCCGAAGCCGTGTCGTTATAAATCAACGCGCCACGCGCTGTAATCGTCGCGGAACTCCACGTCTCATCTGCAAAATCCGTAAAAGCAGTTGTGCCACTTGTGGCGGGGTCTACTCTTGTAAGAGAACCACCGCCTGCCGTGTAATTCGTCCCAGTGATCTCGTTTGTAGTCGTGTAGGCGGTTGTTGCTGCTGTAAAGGAAGCACTATTCGTGTACAATGCGGCCTTAAATGTGTTCCCCCCGCTGTTCAAAAAGTTGTGCTTGGCCTCAAGAAGCTCTTTCTTGAAGCTCGTACACATGAAGTTGCCGGTAAAGGCCATGTCACATTCTCCTTATAAGGTTTGCGAGGTCTTTGTGACCCGCGTCGATTAGGGCATTGTACACAGAGGTTCTATCGCTTTTTATGGCTTCGCGCATGTAAAACTCAATGACCTTTACAATATTTGACCGGAAAGAACGGGCCTGGGCCTGTATTGCAAGCGGAGCATTATCACTGATTGCAATTATCCTGTTCGCACACCGATCTGCGACTTCCTCTGGGGTAAATCCCCTATTGTGGGAGGTGTGAACTTCCACCCTAAAATCAGGGTTAACCGTTATTTCTGGTGCGGCAAGACTCATTGTTTTGGCCTTATCAGCTTACCCGTCCGGTATTCATCGGTAACCTCCTTAGCCTCCCCAAGAACCTTCAGGCCTGAGACCGCTTCTGTAAATCTCTTCTCATACAACGCCATCATATCTTGTTCGCCCTTCATATAGATGGAGGCCTCCATTAAGCTGCCGTACAAAATAGCAATCTCCGCATTTTCACTGAGCCAGGTGGTTCCGCTGTCCGATCCCGAAGTCAGGCTGGTGGGCCTGTAGAAATAATGCAGCTCTGCAACGAAAGAGGCACTTGGAGTGGGGCCTAATATGAAGTTAGATACGTCAAAGACTGCGTAATACCGGGGGTTGCCGGTCGTCGCCGCATCGGGATTAAACGTTTGGATAAAATCAGCATCTTTGAAATCTAAAAACTGGTGGTCGCTACTGGCGTCAACAAAAGACAAAGAAAAAGGAGCCAAAAAGTCGCTGGGGCAAGCCAGGTACTTGTTTGAAGACGTCATGGTACTGGTTGCATTTTTCTGAAACAGACTTAATTGGACGTTTTTTAGGATACGCTCCTCCGCTTGCCGTATAAAAACAGGCAAATTATTCACAAAAGACGTTTCATCGTTCTGCGTGTAGTCCTGAACGGCTGTTTTTAGCTGTGTATACGTAAAGGTCATGTCGTCTCCACCGTAACTTGCCCTGTCTTACCAAACCCAGTAGGCGGTCTTAAAGAGGGGTCTTCTACCAAGGGGACCCCAACATAAACATCAAACGGTTCAACAATGTCTGGGCGGGCATTTTGGAGAGCTTCAGGGTCAACTACCTTACGGAAGGGTCCTAATTGCGGTTGTTTTGGATCAAATTCATCTGGACCCACTAGAAGTCCGTTCCATTCTTTTTTCATTAGCCGGTAAGGATACCGAAAGCCCGAGCGGTCAGATATGGCAAACGCATTCTTACCCGATGCAAATTTCCCCATTATCCCAGCCTATAATCATGCTTAGGAACGACGTTAAAGGACGAGCGGTCCCGATCCTCCACCGCAGCCCTCTCAAACTCTTCTTCGTAAACTGTTTTAAGAATTTGGACCCGGTTAGGAGCCTTTTTTAAGGAAATATAGTACGCTAGACCCGCAGCCAAACAGGGATAGAAGCGAAAAGGCAGGTCCATTGTGTTCGTGTAGCCGTCGGCGTCATCCATTCTCGTCAACGCATCGTAATACACCACGTCCGTGCTGTTCGAGGGCACAGGCCAAAGCTTCAGATTGGGCGTTACTTGTCGGTCTAGAAAGAATTGATTAGGGCGACCCTGGGTAGTCTTATTAGGGATAGTAATGTACTCATTCCGGCTCAAACGATCTAAAGAGTAGTCCGTTCCATCACGACGAACGACCACAGATAGAACGTCAATGACGTCTGCGGCAAGCTCGTATTCACCATCAGCAGCGACCATCGCAACGGACCTTTGCTTGATGGTCCACTGATTCAGTCCTCTGTTAGCCCAATCTGCCAGCAAAAGATTGAGCGAACGACGCGCTGTCTTAATATCGTAACCAGTGCGAACCTCAATTCCGCAACGCTCAAACGCTTCCTCAACGTATTCCGCGACGTCTAGCTCAAAATCTTTGCTTCCAGAGGTGGCCATTATTCTTTACCCAGCGTGTAGCTTTGTTCCTTCGCCACTTTTCAGCTCCCCATAAAGTCGTTTACGTAAGGCATAAACATCTCTGCTGTTGTGCGGACTATTATAAGTATCATAATAGCCCTTCTTGTCCAGTTTGTCTGAAGATTCGTGTAGCTTTGAGAGACGCTGAACAAAGATCATGGCATAGGGCGGGTCCGTTGAAGGGACAACGTCCACATCCGATACGAGGTCTTTAGCTTCGTCATCAGGATGAAAGCCCATAACCCAGACATCTCTGTCAATGAAAACCCCCTCCGAAATGAAGTTATTTATACCCTCCCAGTATTCGTGGAAGGCATCAGGGTCTTTATCGTTTGCCAAATCTACTATTATTGCCAAATCGAACTTGTCGTCGAAGCGGGATAGGCAGGAGTATAAACCCTGGTAACTCTGGTCGTGCTTAAAAAGGATTGCTACACGGTCGTCCAACCACGCTTCGCGCGCATACGGGCAACGGGGTAATCCGTTAAAAAAGGGTCGGGGCTTTTCCAAGTCGTCCGCGGACCACCGCATAATCTCCTCTACAATGGCTTTTTCTAGCGGGCAACTGAAGAAGTCTATGTTCACGGTATTAACACTTCCACCTTTTTCTAGCCTGCCGAAGCCTGCTATTGGGGTTCTTAGCCGCCTTCGGAAACTTTTTCATTTGACCAGCAGACCGGGCACAGAACGATTTCCTTCGTTTCGCCGCCTTACTTCCGGGCTTAACTTTCCCCGTAACCGCCGTCTGTAACTTAGACCCAGGGTTAGCTTTACGGTGCGCCGCTACCCCTTTTTCGGTCATACCCGCGCCGCTTTTGGTAGGGCGATAGTTCGCGCCCTTACCTTTAGTAGTGCGGCGTATGCTAGCCATAATGTTTCACGTGAAACATTATGTTTTTTTCCTTGCGTTCTTCTTTGCGGCTTCTGAGGAAAGGTCTGCATAATGATAAAGCTTTTTACTGCTTTTCGTATGGTTTTTCCCAGAATGAAGGTCCCCATTAGGCATTTTATGGTAATTGCCGTGGTGCCTCATGCCATCCCTAAAGTAATGATTTTGCGAAGCCGCCACAGCGTTTCCCTATCCGTAGAACAATATTAGCGAGGCAATCGTTATGCGTGAAACACCGTCATCGTCAGGAAAGTAGAGACAGTGTATTGAATATATATTCCGCTTGTAAATAAAACGCCCTCTTCGGGTATCACTACATCCCTAGTTGCAGTTGCACTGGCAACGGAGCTTAATTTCATCACGCTTGTGCCGACAGGGGATGAGTTCAAAAAATCAGCCGTGCCTGCCGTGGCCGTACTGGTTAGATAAATACCCTTTAGGCGTGACCGTCCCGCGAAGATAACATCCGCGGCAGAGGCATTTACCCCCGCGCTTACGTTACCCGCAGGATTACCCACCGCCGTTATGGAGGCAATAGTTAGGAAGTAAGCCGCTCCCGTGGCCGTGCCCGCGTTAGCGCCTGTAATAGACTCTGTTTGGGAGTCTCCGTTTACATCCGTACCTACAACGGTAAAGGATTTAGCCGAATCATCCCCCGCAGAAAGTATGGTAACTACTCGACCATGACTAAGGGCAACTGCACCACCCGAAGCTAACGCACCGCCTATAACAAGCGCAGCGTTGTTTCCGACTGCTGCTGCTACTGATATCCCGTCTG